TTAATCCTTGGGGAGATTTTTGGGGGAATCTAATTTTTTTATACTCTCTCTCAAGCTTCCTCTAATCGACTGTAAATAAATATCCGTTGTAGTTGCCTTCTGATGTCCCAATATTTCCTGAATATCAGTTAATGGAACTCCAGCGTTCATTAACTTTGAAGCTCCGTAATGCCGTAGAGTGTGATACATAAAATCTTTCACTTTTGCTTTTCGGCAAAGGTTATGAAGAAACTTGCTTCTATAATTATAGGGTTTGTTAGTATAGGGATTTATAAAAACATACTCGCTTATCCTTGGCAGAGATTCAAATATCTCTTTAGCCGTTAAGGTCATCGGAATTTTGCGCTCCACTATATCCGAGTTTTTAGACTTGCGTGTTTTCAGGATTATATACTCATCTTCCAAATGAACATTGTCCCATTTGAGATTATTTATCTCTCTTATCCTTCCTAAAGTCATACTCACCACTAAAAGATACTGGCGTTGAGCAGGCGTGGCGATTGCCAAAACCTTTTCTACATCTTCTAAGGGCGGAATGTATTTTTTACTTTTGGGAACTCCATAGGCTTCAATTCCCAACGCAGGGTTGTATTGGAACCAATCCCGTTTTACTCCGTGATTAAAAAGAGCTTTGATAAGTCGCAGGTGTTTGTTGGCAACTGGCTTTGATTCCTTGGCTGTTTCTTTGAGATAGTTTTCCACATTGTCCTTGGTTATTTTTGTCAAAATTCTCCACATCCTCATCAGGTTTTCAAAGAGCCGTTTGTTTTCTAAAAAGTAATCTTTAGTTCTCCTCACTTCCAAGTCCTCCAGCCTTGCAGTGCAGAGTTTTAAGAAGTCCGTATTTATCGTCTTTGCGCTGGCTCTTGCCTTGGCTTCCTCTTCGATTGCTTCTGATTTCGTCGCATAACCTCCGTTCCTGTATCTCACTCCGTCCTTCAGAAAATCGTATCTCCATTTGTTCCCGTGTTTTTCTATCATAACCTATCACCTCCTTTATTTTATTTAGTTTGAAACGAACTAACCTACCTATTTTTATTCCGCCCAATAGTGAGCGGTTTTTATATACGAATTCCACTGAACACTTTAAGAACTTGGCTACTTCTTCAGCAGTTAATAGTTCCATTAAGTAGCTTTTCCTTTATTAAGGAGTTTCTCTATTTTTTCTAGTTCTATCTTTTTTTTCAAACAATCCAGTTCACAAATAGCCATATCCTTTTCCAATTTCAGTATTTTTTTTTGCCATTTTATTTTGGCTTTTAATTTCTTAATAAAATTTTTCATAAGTCCTCCTTCAAGGGGTTCCCCCCTCTCCCAAGCTAGAAATCTAGCCGGGAGGGGAGGATTTTGAATTGTCCTTTAAGATACTACCAATCGTACTCGTCCGATTAAATAGTACCCGTCGCCAGCACACGGTATCTCCATCACAAAATGGCTACCCTCCCTATTTAGGGAAGGGGAGTTTCTGACCCTTGCCTTTGGTCATCACTGACGACCCCTGGAGGTACGTTCATAGTCGTATCCGAGGGGTAGGACTTTAAAATAAACCATTTCAAGTCTAAAGGTCTTTTCTTCATTTCCATAACAGGTGGTTCTAATGGTTTAACGTAAATAGGGTGCGGAAGCTCAATAATGCCTTCTTCTTCTGGCGTGCGGTAGGCGGCGTGATACTTTTCCAGGCTTTGAATATCGTAAGCGGTTATATTTCTAAATTCGCGGGAAAGCATTGTGGCTTCCACATACCCTGCGCGCAAACAAATAATGTTTCCTGCGTTAGACAATAGGGCGTGGATCAGGTTGCTATCCAGGCCAGAAAAATCGGTAGTGGATAACAGAGTAGAGATTCCGTACTTTCGGGATTCTTTGATTACTCGCAGGAAATTCTTGTCTATAAAATTGTGGCACTCATCTATCGCCAGACTGATTCCATTTGACACCACACCCCCATAGTTGAAAAAGGCTTTAACGGTATTGGTCAGTAAACTTCCCAAAAAAATCATTTTATATTCGCCCATCTTTGAACAATCCAAAATGAATGAGCGCTTTAATTTTCCAATATCCAAATATCTATTTCCGCAGATTATCTTGGCATAATCTTTATCTCCGAGAATCAGATTGAGCCGTGAAAGTATTCCGTCTCGGGTTTCATTGCTCCCTTTCATATTTTCAATATAGGCTTTGACTAAATCCAAGCTGGTTCTTCTCCGTTCAATGCACCAGACTATCGCTTCCCGTAAAATGGTAATCATCTTGGGAGTGATGGGCATTTTGTCATTTATCCGTAAAACAAGATGATTAGTTGTTTCAGTGATGATGTCCGCTACCTGGTTGGGAGTATAGGGGAGCAACATCGGGTTAAGCGAAAAGGGATGAGCGAGGGAGCAATAATCCGCCCTCCCTTTCGCCAAGGCATAACAATTCCGTGCCAAAAAACCCGACGGGTCGACTACGATGGATAGCACACGGAAAAGGAAGTCCTGCCAAAAAATATTCTCAATTAAGCAAGACTTCCCCGTTCCCGTGCTTCCGATTAAGACTGTTGGCAAAAAACGGTCTTTGAGGTAAATCGGAAGGTGGTTCTCTTTCAGATATCCTATTTTAACTCGCGCTATCATCGGCATCACCTTTAAGTGCGTTTTGTTTAACTTTCAGTTCCAGTTCTTCCAACTTTAATTTTGATTGAGCCAGGCTAACGTCCACCAGCTTTCCCATAACCTCGGCTTCCTCTTTCTTTTCTGCAAGCTCCCTTAGTTTTCGCTTGTGCTGTAACTCGTTTACTTGGTCTTGAATCTGGTCGCCAAAGGTTATAATGGAAGCCATAAAATTTTTTTGGTTTTCAATCATCGCCTGATTGTATTTGAAGATGTCCGCCTGTGCTTCCGCTATTTCCGCATAATCCTTTACCTTGGACTTGGCAAACTTTCTTATCAGCCAAGGCAGGTCGGGTCGGACTTTGGGATTTGGGGTTAAGGAATCAAACCCTGGAATGCCGAACCAGGGAGGCATTCCATTTCCGCCGTTTCCAAAAGGAGGTATATTAAACATCGCGTTTCTCCTTTCCAAAATAGTTGTTGAAATAATCCAGCATTTTTCCAAGCGAGGTTTGGTACTCCAAGTGGAGTTCTCTATCCTTGTACATTCTCGCTTTAGTTATTGACTCGAATACTATCCCTCCCAGAAAAAAGGCGAGGATTAAGCAGATGATAATATCAATGGGAACTAAGAAGGTACTTATATCCCTGATATACTCTGCTGGAGGCTGGAGAGATGACAAAAGCCACGAGTAACAAAAAAGAAACAAGGCTAATAGAATAACTATTAAACTTTTCACTATGCACCTCCAATCTGGTTAATGAGGTTTGTAAAAGAAACAGCCCTACCTTCTAATTCATAGGCATCCTCGCTTTCTACTGAGATAATAAATGAGGGTATTTCCACTTGGAAGATTTGAGAAAGAGCCTCAGTCGCTCCCTCCCAGCTTTCCCAGGTGGAGAGTTTTTGGTTTAGAAATTCAGGTCGCTCATTTAAGGCTACCTCCAAAATTAGGCATAGCCCTTGATTATTTTGGGTTAAAAGAACTATGGCGTCGCTTCTAAGACCTTTAGGGAGTGATACTTCGCGTTTAACTTGTGAATTGGGATAAAGGGCGAGTAACTTGGCGAGACATTGGGTTATGGCTTGGTCGTGTGCGCCGTAATTTCCTTTGTAGCCTTTTACAGCGTACCAGCCTGAACCACGGATGATTTGATTTAAAGAAACTAACTTATTGAGGAGTTTTTGGGCTTGAACTCGGGCGGAATGACCTAGCGTCCAAACGCATTTGAGTTTGGCAACTAGATTGCCGAGAGTTTGAGGGTCTGAAACTTTAAGAAGTTCAAGAAGATGGTATATGAAAGTAGACACAATGTCCTTCTTTCTACCATCCTCCTTTTAAAGGGTTAATTTTACCTTATCAAATTTTTACCTTACAGTCAACAATTATTTTTAATTTTTTTTCATTAATAAATTCAATAGGTTAAGCCTCGGTTAAGTCCTCATTCTCTAAAAAAACTCATAACTAACCTATTAAAGCAGTCTGATGCAATCAGCTTAGGCGCGAGCTGTGCGAGCGCCTGTCTAAAATGTGCGCGAAGCGCCACCTATAAGTAAGACCTTGTCGTTCCCCTGTATAATGTCTGGGACAGGGGAATGCAAGGTGGAGCGAGCGGAGCGAGAGATACCTATTTGCGCTTATAAATCTTCCAAGTCAAAATAACATTTATAACCAGCAAAATAATTATAATACCAGCCGTAATACAAGAGCAATTCATTTGGCTAAATATGCAACTGGGTGGATTAGGATTTCCTGGTCCTTCTTGCGCGAAAGCAATCATCGGAAATAACATAAACAGAATAAGTAAATATTTCATCTCGCTTCTCCTTTCATTGTTCTATAATAAATAAATTATTTAATTCTTTCTTCCAGCCTTGGTCAGTTTTATTATATCCGTTTAAAAATCCCAGTATCCAACTAAAAAATATGATTCCAAAATTACAACTTAAAACCCAAACTGGAGTTTTTATTTCTCTAAACATAGGGAGGATAGTTTCAAGAACAGCATAAATGATAGAAATTTCTAATAAATGGTCTACGCCTATTCCCAAAAACTTTACCTTTCTCATCTGGCTTCCCTCCTCATATTGAAGAGTTTTCCGTCTTCCAAAAATTGAGAATAACTTGCGCCTAAGATTCTATTAGGCTTCTCTTTCATCGTCTCTTTTAAAATGTCAAATAACATAATTAAACGATTGTTTTCAAGTCTTTTTATATTTTCTTTGGTTTTCCAGTGGGCGTACTCGGCGGTTGCCATCCAAAAAATTACTTGGAATATTCCTTTGCCGGTATAGTGGCGTTTGATTTTATCTATAAGTTGGTCTTTGCTCATATTCCCGTTGTCAAATTCAAAACAGATATTCTGGTAATGGGCGTCATAAGTGTTGGGAACGGACAATCCTTCAAAATCTTTCCCGTGAAAATACTTTCCCAGACAATCCCGCAATCTGATCTCGTGTAAAGGGTGTTGCCTGTTGATGTTGTTCTTTTCTTCCCTCGCCAGTTTGTAGATAGAATAATACTCGTGGTTAATTCTGTTCAGCCTGATGTCGGGGTTCTTGGTCTTCATCATTCGATTAAGCTCAACGTGCAGAATGTTATGTTCTCGGCGTTCATTTCTTCCTGTCAGTAAATAACAGAGGTTTGAAACGGAAGCCCATTTTACGTGGCGGATAAATTGTCTAATAAGGAAGCGGTTCACTATCATTAAATAAATATATCGGGACGCAGCTTTCTTATGGCGGAAGCCATAGACCCCGATATTTGTGATGTGCTGAAAGCCAGCCAAATAGAGGGGTCTATGGCTTTTGAAAGTCGGAGCTTTCAAAGACATAGAAATACTGCTGTCCCAAAATAACTTAATTGTAAGCCTTTCGTTGGAGGCGGAATAAACGGGGGGTAGAATTGGTCGGTCGGATTTTTTTGACTACAACGATAAGGTATAACTATAGGTGTGATAAAAGGTATTAATTAGTGAGGTAAATCTTTTAATTCATAAGTTGATATAACTTCTTCGCCTGGTTCGTGAGCTTCGCATTTTGTATGTCCAGTTTTTTCTAATTCATCAAAATCTATCATTAACATATACCGAAATTGTTTTTTATATTCTTTCCAGTCATCATCAGTCTTAAATCTGCGTTTAGTTGTTATTGTTAATTCTTTCATTTATCTAAAATAATAATTAGTGAGGGAAGAGGAGTCATTGCTCCTCTTTTAGATTAGGTTGGATTCTCTAAAGGAAAGGTACTTGTCGCCAATTATGACATGATCAACCAATTCAATGCCGATTATTTTACCTGCTTCAATCAGCCTTTTAGTAATATCTTTATCTTCCTCGCTGGGTTCTGAATTACCGCTGGGGTGGTTATGGGCAAGGATTATAGTGCTTGCGCCTTCTTTAATGGCTCTTCTAAAAACTTCTCTCGGGTGTACAAGGCTGGCGTTTAGAATTCCAACGGTTATAAGGTCAACGCATTTTACCTTGTTTTTGCTGTTTAGTATTAGCAGGTAAAAATGTTCTTTGTCCTTTTCTATGGCATCCTGTTTGCAGAAGATTTTTTTAATATGCCGGTAAACATTTTCAGGGGTTTTCATTTCGGCTCGTTCTCTGGAAACAATCATTCTTAGCCTCCTTTCTCAAAAGGAAGGATAAGCTGTCTTACATTCAACGGATCAAGGATTGATATTTCAATCTGTCCTTTGGAATTAAGCGAGATTTTGAATTCTCCGCTTATAATTTCGCCTCCTCCTTTTTCTACCAGGCCAGTGATTTCATCTTCTAATGCGCGCAACGTCCGCAATAGTTTCAGGCGGTAACGGAAGCTCCGCACCATTCTGGTCAGCTTCTTCATCGTTGCCTCCTTTCAGAATAAGGTTCAAAACCTTTTCCACGTCTCCTATGACTTTAAGGCAAGCGGTATGGGCGGATAGATTAGCTTGCTTCGCATAGTCGGCAATGTAGGAGTATTGGTTCCCCAAAAACTTAGTGGTCTTGCCTACTATGTGGCAAAGGACACTGGCGCAAAGTTCCGCCACGATTTCCTGCTTCCAGTCCTGCCCTGCTTTTAGTTCTCCTAAGACAATCCTGTGTCCGGCGTGGGATAATTCGTGAAAGAATACGGATTCTTCCTGGGTGGCAAGCGAAATTTCCTGGCGTTTTTGGGAGTAAGTCCCGTAATAGCGGTAATTCCCTGGTATAGCTTTAACGGATATGCCCCATTCTTTGGCTACTTCAATTAAGGGGAGGTCTGGGAGTTCCAGCTTTTGGTAGTCCAGGGGTTCTCCCTCGGTGTCTTCCACTCGGAAGACAGAAACGGCCAGAAAGCCTGCTAAAACCTTTTCGTCCTCGTCTTCAAACTTTTTGAAGCGGGGAGCGAGTATAATAATAGCTTTACTTCCTTTCTTGACGTAACGATTGGCTTCTTTCCACTGGTGGAAGCCTCTGGCGTCCGCAGTTCCGCTTATAAACATTATGGTCCGGTTTAAGAGACTCCATTTAGAGGCGGGAATGTTGGGAATAGGAAAGGTACTGATTGCTATTGCTTCGGGTATTTCATTATTCTCAAACTTGGCAAGAATATCATTCAGGGTGGTTTGGATTTTAGGGTTCATTATACACCTCCTTTGTTAGATTGTTTCCCTGCAGGGAGATTGATAGAAGATAGGAGGTGGACCCAAAGACTATCAATCAACCCCTCTAACGAGAAACAATCTGGAGGTACTTTTAAAGAACTAAATTTTTAGGTGAGTTTGTCCTGCGTAATCGTGGACGGATTGGGAATTGTAACCTAAATTTTCTAAGGCATCGGTTTGTCTTTCGTGTTGGTCCTTCTCGGGCGGGCAAAGTAAGCGGATAAAGCGTTGCAGGGAGCAGATATACCTCGCGGTCTCTGGATCTACTCCTGTAAACTCGGCAATGATTTGATATTGAAAGCGACGCTTGGCTAAATGGGGGTTGGCTTCAAAGAAGTCTTTTAATTTTTCAAGAGTGGTTGTCATTTATTTTTTCTTCTACTCGGGCAAAGAGTAGAAGCTGTTTTAAAAAGATTTTAAGTTGTGTTTTTGTCATTGGTTTGCATTTCATATTTTTGTAAGGGGTGAAAGCCCGCGAAGTTCGCTTCCACGGGCGTTCACCTCTGCGAGCTTTAGTTTTTATAAATACTTGGTCGCTCTTGAGAATTATTATCTTCTTGCTCGGCAAACCTCTCATAGACATCAAATTTATTCTTGGGAAATTGATGTTTCATTTCTTCAATAATAAAATTTAAAGAGCGGTTTTCGTAATCCTTTATTTTTAGAATGTCTTTTTTATTCATTGTAATCACCTAACCTTCCTAGATAAGCTATTGATACTACTATTTAATTATAGGGGATAGAGGTTATCTGTCAAGAGGGGTAAAACTGGAGTGGCTGTGGATAACTTATTAGGCTTCTAAGTACCAAAGCATGAAAAGTATAAGGAAGCACTTACGTTAAAATAAAGGGATTAGGTGGAATTTAATGAGAATTAACGGGAAATCTTTTGCGTGTGGTTTAAAATAATACTCATAATCATAAACTTTTGACGAAAAGCTCAGCGTCAGCGCAAAGGGCTGTCCCCTGCATGTGCGGATTAGCCGCCTGTGCGGTTAATTACCTCACCAGTCTTTGTAAAATAATTTTTGGATTGTCATACCAGTATTCCTTGTATTCCTGCGGGGCTTGGTTAGAGTCAGTAGTGTACATCCCTAAAGCCACAGAGACTCTGTAACCGTTGTATTCGAAAATGCGATAAGCGTGTGTTTGCGCGTCGCTGAACAGTTCTTTATAGCCGTCGATTTTGTACTGGTAGTTGCTGACGGTCATACCCTTCGGGTCGACAAATAAAATGGTGTATTGCTTGCCTTTTACCAGCCAGAAAACAAAATCGGGGTGAAAATCGCGCACACGATTCTGAGTTGGGTCGTAATAAGGAAGCGTAACTTTATCCACAGTTTCTTCAGCACGGCTAAACAGCCACCAATCATATTGTTTGAAGAGATTATCGGTTTCTTTGAGATAGGATTCTAGTTGATTCACAAAGCGGATTTCGCTTGGCACGCGGATGATGCGCGAGATGTAATCTATTTTTTCGTCGTCTGAAAGAAGGAGGGGCAGGTAGTAGTGGCTGGCGATGTTTTTGATGTGCAGCCGATGCCCATTGTAATCAAAGGTCTCGGCGGGTTCGGTGCGCGCCAATCTCTCGATGGCGGCGTCGTAAGTATCATCATCAATTTCGCCAATGCGGCGCTGTTCTCTGAGCGCGGCTTTTTGCGCGGCGGGGTCTTTATAGAGTTTGACGGCGTCAATTTTCTTTTGAAGTTCCTGAATATCTTTCAGCAACACGCGGATGTGTTTAAAGTGGTTGATTTCATCTTCCAGCGGCTTAAAACGTTCGACTTCGTGGGGAACGATGTCAAAGTATTGCGTCAGACGCGAGAGGAGGATTTCGACATTGCCAAATTTACGAGTCGTGTTCGGATTGAAATAGGTTTCGGGCGTTCCAAGTGTCTGGTGAAGGAAGCCGATTTGCTGTGGGGTCATGCCATGCCGCGCCAGTAAAAGCCGCTCATCGCGGAGATACGCCACATAGTCTTTGAGCAATGTACTTTCGCTGGTTTGAAGTTCAAATTTTCGCGGTTCGCGTTCTTCGACAAGCAGATGGTCTTTGAGACTGCGGTAAACGGGAATGAGTAAAGGATGACTCCCAAGCGCGGCTGTGTTGACATCCAACGCGAGTTCGATGCCTTCTTCCTTTTCGCGTTCCTGCTCCAGTCCGTCAAAAATGGTGGCGAGGGCTTCGCGTTTTGTGCCGAAGATGAAAAGTGATTGCACGGCAGAGAGAAAAGGCTTTGCCAGCTGGAAGAGCATTTCATCCACTTCGCGGGCGCTGTGTAAACTTTCCAGCCGCCTGCGCTTGCCTTTGAGCGGTTCGATACGTACGCCGCGCCCAACGGATTGCAGAACGAATTTGCGCGCTTCTACGCCGGTGCCGATGTTGATGAAGGTGATGACGTTGGGACGGTTCGAGTCCCAGCCTTCGTAGAAACTGCGCGATCCCATCAGCAGGTTGATTTCGCTGTCTTCTTCGTTCAGGTGCGCAAAGAAACTTTCATCTTCAAAGCCTTTGACAATTTCATAGCCCGCCAGAAAATCTTTGAGCCACTCGGTGGTTTGACCGATTTTGATTAGGGCAAACGGCGCGGCAGAGGTTTTGAGTTTGAAGGCAAGTTCTTTGTCGTTGGAGGGACGCACTAAGACTTCAATATCGCCTTTGCTTTCGGCGTTAAAGATGTACTTGTAAATGTCTTTTATGCTCAGGCTGTTGAACAGGGATTGGTCAAGCGCAAAGGTTTTGCCTTCGTACAACCATTCGGGTTTGGATTCGAGTTCGGCTTTGAGCGCGGACCTGGCGGCGGTGAATGCCTGTAAGGAGATTTCGCCTTTGCCGATGCGTTCCAGTTCGCAGAAAAAGAGTTTGAGATCGGCTTCCTCGGTGTTGACCGAGTTGACGAGTGCGAGCAGGAGCGGGCGATGATAGAGTGCAGCGTCTGTCGCTTCGCAAAGTTGTTCCCGAGATTTGGCAATATACGCCAGTGTAAGCAAAGACTGCAGCACAATCCGTTGCTTTTCTTCGTTGGTGAAATCTTCCTTGTCTTTGAAGGCACGGTTTTCCTGTTTGAGCAGGCTGATGTGCTTGCCGTAGCCTTTTTCAATGAAACTGGCGAGGTTGAATTCGGCGGCAGTCGTGCGGATATCGCGTTGGTCAGTGAAAGTGGCGGAGAAGTTGAACAAGAAACCGTTTCGGCTTAGGATGTTGTAAATGTGTTGTCGTTTGGAATCTTCCTTGTCGCCCTTATGCGCTTCATCAAGCAGGACGTACCATTTGCCATTATTGTCGTAATTGCGAAAGTCAATGATGCGTTCTTTTTGCTCATCGCTCAGGTTATCGGAACGGTAGAAGAAAACCGTGAGTTCCTGCTGACCGAACAGGCGCGGCATACCCCTTTTGACGTCGGGATATTCACGCAGTCCGTGCAGTAAAATGTGCGGTATTTTGCCTGCCGCGTTAAAGTCGTTAACGTGGTCGCGTAGTTGTTTGAGCAGGTCTTCGCGATGGGTGAGCACCATCACATCATGCGCGGGGATTTCGCCGCGCTGCATGAGCGTCCAAAGCAGTTCGAGCATTTTGACAATGACCAATGTTTTGCCCGAACCGGTTGCCATCCAAAAGCCCATGCGGTTGATGAAGTGACAGTAAGGTATTTGGGAATCGGTAATCGGGTAATAGGGTGAAAGCAGAAGAGCGTTGTCGCGTTTTTTCCCGAGAGGCAGGTCAGGGTTGAGTTCGATATCATTACCTGTGTACCACTGAAAGAAACGGGATTTATCAGCCCCAAAGTCTATGTAGTATTTCCATAGTGCCTTGAGCGCATTTTGTAAAGCGGACTGTTGGTAATCCCACAGGGTTTTGGCGCGTGAAAAGGAAGCCAGGTCGAAGGTCGTCCAGGCGGGCGGGAGATTTTCAAAGGGGAGGTCTTGAAGGATTGTATTTAAGCCGCTCATGCTTACCACCAAATCAACGGTTTGACGTCGTCCCACACAGGCTCGGAAAGGCTGGCAGACGTGCCATCTTGAAATTCAACCGTATCTTTTGTGATGCGTTTGATCCACTTGCCTGTGAGACAGGAGAGCGTTTCAGCAAGGTCAATGCCATCATAGAGTTTTTCAAGGTTCACTTCCACTTTGTTTTTCTTTTTATCCACCTTCACGGCTTCCAACATTTTCAAATCGCGCAAAAAAGCATAATTGGTGTAAGCGTCCTGCGTTCCTGCAAAGAGCGGCGCGTCTTCATAGTGCGCCTTGCGCAGAGAATCTTCGTATTGCTCCAACTGGAAGTATTTGACGAAATGGCTGATGCCTTTCCCTTCCTGCGCGATTCCATCTTTCCATTTATCGCTGAACGCCACCTTCTTGACGCGCGGCAAAATGCCCGTGTGAAAATGCTCACCCATCTCCACCAGAATGTATTTGCGCTTGCCATCGTTGACGCGGTTTAAGTTCATCACGGCGTGGGCGGCCGTACCTGAGCCTGCGAAAAAGTCGAGTGTAATATCATCTACGTTTTCCAAAGCACTATCAATCAATTTTTCGTAGAGTGAAACGGGATGAGCGTAAGAAAAAGCAAATCCCAATCTTTCCAACTCTTGTTTCCCCCTTTTGCCGTTATAAATTATCGAAGAAAGTGGAGTTTGAGCATGTTTTGGTAAATATACTTTTCTTTGTGGCTGTGTTGTTTCATCTTCACCAAATACAATCTCATTTTTATCTATGAGTTCTTGCATTTTTGCTGGAGACCTTGACCAACCACGCGAAGGAACTGGACAGGGTTTGCCAGTTACAGGGTGAAGGAGCGGTATAAAGAATTGAGGAGGCGGGGGATTTGGATTTGGCCATGTCATAGCCACAAGCCTATATACCCGTCCATCATCTTCGAGATGTGAATAGGCCCTGTCTCCGCCCGAAAGTCCTTCCTCCTTTAGAATCCATTTTTTAAAGTCATCTCTGGCATCTCTGTTTACTTCTCCATGTTTTCTTATAATGGATTGAGCGTTTTTAAAAATTTTTTGAATGTTTTCGCTTGTCGCTTCGAATTGCTTAACTTGCTTTGAAGCAAAAAATATGTATTCATGCTGAATTGCCAAGCCATTTCCGCCCATCATTGGGTTTCGTTTATCCCAAACAGCCGTGCCGAGATAATTAAAATCTTGTGACCGAAAAAATGTATAAAGATGGTCAAATTCATTTTCGTCAACGTGGGTTAAAAAACTCCCATCACCATCCAAGAACATTTGAGCAACGCTTACTCGGTTTTCCATCATAGTAAGCCAACTGGAATGCTGGTAGGCGTTTATATAAAGAAAACCGCTTGTGTCTGTGTTGTATGGCGGGTCAATATGCACGCACTTTACTCTCTCCCGAAACTTGGGCAGGAGCGTATTGAGCGCCTGATAATTCTCACTGTGAATTAGCCAGCCATCGAGAGAAGTATCTAAATCATCGAATAGGGCAAGGATTTCGAGTTCAAGGTCTTTGAAGTATTTGGTATCCAGCGGCAAATACTGGTATTGCGGATTGGCAGGTTCTTTTAGCAGGCTCTTTTTTAATACCTGGTCAAGTTTGAATTCCTTGTCTACCATGCCGAGTTCCTGCCATTCGGCAATCTGGTCTTTCACGCCTTTGTGTTTGAAAAGTCTCTTGATTAAAGCTTCATCTTTGCTGGCAATCTTATCCAGCGTGATGACGTAATTGCTGTTCAAGGCAAACTTAGGCTTGTTCCACACGCGCACGAGTTCATCCTCAAATTGTGCGATAAAGTCAATGATTTTATAAGCAATCTTTTTGATGGCTTGCAGTTGTTTTAAGCGCGTTTCGTTAAAGGCGCTCTCGCCTTTGAAGACGTATTGATACATCCACAGGTCAAACTGCTCTTGCAAAAAGGCTTTGGCGTTCTTGTTAATAAAGTAATCCACTTCGGATTGTTTCTCGAAAACGCGGAAGGCTTTTTCGAGCGTTTCCTCGTCCAGCGTCATTCCTTTGTCTTTTACGGCCTTTATGATCTCGTCCACTTTGGTCTTCCGTCCCTTTTCGGAGTAGACCGCCGTCAACGTGATCTTGCCGCCCTTGATAGACTTGAAGGTGTAGGTCAGCTCGCGCTTTTCGTTGGAGCGTTTGAGTTCCATGCCTGAAACATCAAAGAAGAATTTCTCCCCGTCTACTTCCACGTCCATGCTGTTGAACAGACGGTCAGTCTTCACGTAATACAGCATGTGCGTCTTCCAAAACAACATTACATCGCGGTCATCGGTATAAACTTTTTCGTAAATATTGTGGTGTTGCGCAGTATTGCGGAAGTAAATGCTTCCACTTTCGCTGAAATAATGCTGAAAAAAATCGTAGAGTTTATCGAACAACTCTTCACGGAAGCCTTTCTCAAAGGGTTTACAGGCTGTCTCAATATCCTTCATCAAAACAGGAAAGACACCTTTGTCAAAATAGGCGGCTTTGATTTTCATCAGGTTGATATAACCTGATTCACCTTCCACTTTTGCGCCGATGAAGATGGATTTGAGTGCTTTGAGAAATTGTTTTTCGTAACGATTGTTGGGTTGGGGCATTTATACTCCCTCGGTCAGTGTATGTTTTTTTGGCAGATATTTTTATTATGTAAGGGTATTATTGTCCTTGGGAGCTTCCAACCACGAAGTCTGGCTGCCCCTTGGAATGTGTTGTTTGATTTCTGCTACTACATATTCTTTATTTACATATGTTTCGATAGAATTATCATATACTTGGGTAATATGAAGCTCTGCAATTATCGTGTCACCTTTTGAAAACTTTTCCCCCTTATCAATCCTTGTAAAAAAAGTTTCATCCTTAATGTCAGCGCTTATCTTTACCCCCTGATAAAAAAACTGCCATTTATACCCCTTCTCAAATACCACTTTAAATATTGTTAGAATTGCATCTTCCTTTTTAACTCTCGTATCTTCATCAGGCATTACCGCTGGTTTCGAAAGAAAACTGAATTCTACCCGATCTGACTCGAAGGCTTTTTTCTTTCCACTTTCATATAATTCAAATCCTTGTACCGATTCATCGCCCTCTAAAGTGTCAAAAGTTTTTCCAAGTGCGGCATCAATGACTTGGTTTTCAATAAATATATTGTAAGTCCTATTGTCTATCTGTATTTTTTCTCCTTGGGCGTTAATGATTGTTGTCATTTCTTTTCCTTGGGTTATTTCCTTTGCTCTTTCGCCCTTCAAAAGTTTTCGTATGTTCAGTAACCCTACAAGAATTAGTACAAGAGAACTCACTGTCTCGATATCATTCTTCGTAATGTATTGAATAAGGGGCAGTTTGTCTATTAACGCATGTTTTAGTATAAAGAAAAAACCCATGCTACCATCTGGTTTAATCTCCTTAATCGTAATTTGCAGACCTTTTCCTGGTCTAACTTCATCATTGATTTGGTGTAAGCCTACTACTAAATTTCCAACAGTATCTAAGAATGTATTTGCATCTATTTCTACCAATTTGCCTGTAAGTCTTATACTAAAATCATATTCTTCATCCAACATGGACACTTCTCCTTTTTTTCTTTTAAAAGGCATCCGATTGGGAAAGACCGCCGCAAAGATTTTTCCGAATACTATCTATCTAAACTAAACCAAAACGGTCGACATCAAAAGTAGCAAATTTTTAGTCTATTTATAAAACTAAAAATAGGCGTAAGTCAATGTCTAAAAAGAAGAATTTTATAGACCCCCTAAAAAGAATCAGACTTTTCGTCTAAAATCGAAGCCTACCAAAAAGCAACAGCCTTAACCCTCAAGCAATTTTATGACCTTATGGCAATCCTGTTTCATTCTTTCTAAGTGCCACCTTAATTCCCGATTGGCATTAAATTGTGATTTTGGTTCTTTTGCTTTCTTGATAAGTTCTACCCACTCATAAACCGGTATTGCAATCCAAAAATCTTTCATATAAGATTTTTTGAATACTACGGCGGGTGTGGAGTGGTTTTTCTCGCTGTATCGTTCTACCTGTTCAATTGCTTTAAGGATGTTTAATTTTTCAACGTGCTTCACTTCAAAATTGTAATCTAGGGAGTTGTGGACATCTGACTTTTGGGTGTTATTGCCTGATGAATAATTACGGCTGGCTGTGGTATCAAGCCCGCAGTCTCTTAGATACTGGGCAAAGTCTTTTTCAGCTCGGTTTCCTTTGGCTTTTGAATTTTTTAAACTCATAGGGAGGGATAATGCTTAAAATAATATGCGCACTCTTGATTATTGCGGGGACATATTTATTGAGTAAGTCCGTGTTTATTAATGAGACGAAACGTATGGTGCATCTTAAATATCAAAATCTGCCATTTTATTTAAAGGGGATTATTACCCTATTTGCCCTTAGAAAACGTTATAAGGATGGCAGCCTCTGGGACGTAAGTTCTTTAATAAATTATTATCCCGCACCTGATTGTTTTCCCTGGTTTTTGAAATTTGAAATAATGGGACCTTTCATCGGCTTTATTTTGATCGTAGTAGGAACTCTTTTATCCCTGTTAATTTAATTACCTTCCTTTAACGATTTCCCACACCTCCGGCAAGTTAGCGATGAGCTTGTCCATCACGATTGCATAGAAGACTTCTTGATCTTCTACCTGTTCTTCCTGACCTAGCCAGTAAATGGCGCCCCGCAGTTTTCTGGATTTTCCTTTCTTGTCAGCTCCGCGCATTATTTTCCCTGCCTGCTCATAATCAATGGCGGAAGTAATTTTTCCTTTATACTTAATGTCAAATGTTCCGTCTTCATTAGATGACTTTTCAACAGCATAAATATCAATCTCGGTGTTTTTTATTATCAGTGTTTTACTTGGGTCAAGATCACTTGAAAGTTCTGCGCCTCCACTAATTTTTAAGATGTGGGAGTTAATGTTGCTCATCTTAGAAGGGTGCTTTATCTTCTACGTGCCCGTTTTGTTCTTCCCAGCCTTTTGCGGAATCTCCTTCAGCAGTCTGATCGGGAATGTATATTTCCCATTTCTTCCAGAAGTACCCTCCGGCCTTGTATTCTCCTAAAGTAGAGGTGGCATTACAACTCAAGCAGCGCCGTTTAATGTAGGTGTAAGTTCCTCCGTCTTTGGTGGTGGCTTTGTTTGATTCCCAGATTACATTGGGAGATTTACAGAGTCCGCATACATCAGGCTGGGTGAAGATGAGTGCCTTGGCGATTGCGTCTTTGTCGCTCTTTTCTTCAATACTTACTTCCAGCACGGATTTGCCAATTTGTTTTTTGACTGTTAGTTCCATAGGTTTATTATATTAATTAATTAAAACGGCTTTACATTGGGGGCGAGGTTGTCTTTGTTGCGCAAAAGCTTCTGAGGGTTCTTCCATTTTAGGGTTTCTATTTCCAGTTTTTCATCTACCCATTTTTCTAACTCTTCGTAAGCCTTAATAGGGTCTTCTCTTTCATCAAAAGTAGCTTTTGCACCAAAGCCAAAATCATATGGTTCATACTGTTCTATTTGTATCTTTCTGCTTTTATAGACAGATAGTTCTGTTATTTTCATAAGTATAACTTATTGATTATATTATAATTATAAAGGATAGGTATTTTTTGTCAAGGAGAGGTGCTGTGGATAAGTTTGCAGGATGAAAAGGGTACTCTCGTTCGGTTCGATGCCCTTTTTTTAAGAAGTCATTCAGGCATATCGGTAATGTATTTATCCGATTCCATTAGCAAGTCTATCCAATTTACAGTCATTGCAATGAGAGCTTTTAAATCCTTAATATCTTTATCTGACCATTTTCTGTAGTAATGCGTCTCATCATTACCTAACCAAGCAGCCCTTTTTGCAACCGATTTAATTCTTTCCTCTTCAATGAAATTATTTATGCAAGTGCCCAACTGAGTACGTAATATTATGGCGCAATTTTTCTCATCTCCCTTAAATTTATAGTTTAAAAGAAAATCTTTAACCAAAAATTCCAGAGCTTTTCTATATCCAGGTCCACATATTTGGTCTAACTTGTTTTGGTCTGCCTGCAATGCTTGATTAAAGATAATGCAAAATTGAGGTGAGATCGTTTGAATTGATGACGGAAATTTTTGTTCTTCCACAGGTGTTAAAAGTTTTGCTGATATTAATCTGACGATGTCATTATCTACTGGAAATTTGGTTACTCTATACTTCCCAATAAACATCGAACCACAGTCTTCAACAGGACAAATAAAAGCAACACTCAAGGGCTTAAACTGTTTTGATACAAGATATGCTGTAAAGAATATTGGCCTAATATGTTTGGAACATACCGGGCAGTAGTCTGGTAGTCGATCCAATTGAAGTGATATTTTTTTATTTTCATGGTCGAGTGCATTTATTTGATGTGACATTATTCACTTCCTGTTTAAAATGGTTTTTATATTGATACGCAAAAGGCTTGTTAAGGATTTTATTCTAACTTAATCAATGTTCCAGCCATACCCAGCTAGTTCTTGGGAATTTAGGATGGCTCTTGCATCAATTTTAAAATATTTTCTCGTCTTTTTGTCTTGTCTTGCATTGGTATGCTTTATAAATATCTCCTTTATAAATCTATCTTGAGGAGTAAAAAATTTGTAGCCAGATATGTTCCTCTCAATTCTTTCTAAAATTTGAGTTGGATATTGTTCGTTACCACCCATATTCTTGGGATATTTAAACTCAATAGTATCATTGTTTAGATATGCAGGAATTATTGAGAGCCTTTCATTGTTATCAATTTTTATATTTATTTTAGGTTTCTCGCCTTCTTTTTTGGGCTGAATATAAATGAGATTGAAATTATTTTTAACGCATATTTTGTCCAGGACTGATTTCGCTTTTTCAAAATCCATATCTCTTACAAAAACATCCACATCTTTATTAGGCCTTATAAACTCTCCTACACAGGCAGCTATACTCACTCCTCCATATACCCAATAATCAATCTCTGCCTTTTTCAGCTCTGGCAATAAGATATTAAATACTGGCTCAAGATGCTCATTCATAATGTATTTCCTAATCTATATAACTCCTGAAAATTTTTCTTTTTATATCAAAAAATTAAGAAAAAAGCGAGGGTTTTTATTAGCAAATTTTAAGAGGCCAATTTTAGTCTTCCCTCCATTATTGCCAGCAATTCTTCCGGGTAACCCGTTTTCTGATTTCTGTCTGAATTTATATATCGCTTAATTCCGATTATCATTTGCTCCAGTCTTTGGCATGGCACCGATTTTATGATCCCTTCATAACCCAGCCCGGCAAGGTCTTTGTATCTGTCTTGATAAAATGGGCGTTCATTTGGATATTGGTCAAAATATTCTCCTAAAGATAGAATTTTTGAAATTGAACTAAATGAAATAAGAGAGCCGTTTAGTAATATCTCTTTTTTCCCCGCTTCAAGTTTTGACCAGATGACATCATAGCCTTTTTGATTGAGATATTTTTTACTGCCGTCTTTGAATATTAAAATGTGAGTTGCGGGATTTGCAGATAGCTTATTCATACATTGAACACCTCCCTTCTTTCCCCCTTTTGTTTATCAAAATAAATTTTAAACTGCGCCAGTTTCTCTTTCATCTGATAGGGAGTAGTTGCCACTGGTGCATAGGGTTTACCCTGCACCGCCACAACCGCCTCTGCCATTCGTTTGGTTCCCTCTAAACCAAACTTCTTAATCAGATCGGCGGTCGCCTTTCTAGTTGTTTTATTTCCCCAATTAAGAGTAGGATTGATTTGATAAAAAATTTCCATTACCTGTTTTATCTGCGAGCCTTGCTCGCTTAATATCTTCTTATCATTCTTATCATTCTTTATATTCTTGTTTGTGCTCGTCTGTTGCCCATCTGTTGCCCGTCTGTTGCCCGTCTGTTGCTCACATTGTTGCTCATTACCTTGATAATCTTTCCAATTTATTACTGTAATAAGCCTAAATTTGTTTGTAGTTTCTTGCTTTATTTGTTGCTCATTTTCAAAGAGTTTTAAAATTCTATCAACTGTTTTTTCGTTTATACCTGTCTCGCGCTCTAATGATTTTCTACCAGTTAAGAGTTGTCCATCCTTTATTATTATAATTTTATTGTTCCACATAAATTCTTTTGGTTTATGATTTGCCTTGAATAATAAGTGTACCCATAAGTGAATGTACTTTGAGTTTTTATACCACCCTTTGTTTTGTGTTTTGCGCCACAACTTTATCCATCCGTTTTCCATAAATTTACAGAACTAAAAAGCCGCACCTCAACGCTAATTGATCCAGTGCGGCTTTTAAGTCCAATAAATTGTTTAGCGTTGAGTTATGGATCATAGTATTTTTATGCTTACCTAAATCTTAGGTTATATTCCAAATACTGTCAAGTACCTGATTTTAAAGCAAAATATAGAGTTATCCACAGGGTGTAATGGAAAAATATCGTTGACTTATCTACCCATTTGAAGGTATATATTTCACAATATGTCAATTGAAGAGACAGCAAAAATTATTCTATCTGGAGAACATTCACGGCGGCGGGGATACCTTACCAATGTCATCACCAGCTTGAACATCCTTGCGGTTACTGGAACGCTCGCGATCTGGGCATTCATGTTAAAATGGGAGCTCCTATGTGGAAATCCACCGCGTCCAGATACCTTTGTCATTCAGATTGGGTGTGCTGGTGCGCTTTCATCTGTCCTACTTGGCTTGTGGCGATTATACGCACGTTACATAGACAGCAGGATAATCGAGTTATACCCGACGATGTATTTGTGCGAACGAATTCTTCTTCCCAAGGAGTTGTGCACTATAAAACGGCCAAAATCAGTGGAAAAAGAAGAATTATTATCAAAGGATAATGTCCATGGTGAACTTGATTGGAAGAAGGTTCGTAAAAAAGATTTTGGAGGTCGAGGACATTCCGTGATAGATTGGGTAGCAATCATTTTCATTGTTTTTTTCGGCATTTTAAGTGTTGGAACCGCTTGGAAGTTTGAATTTATTACAATCGTTTTATCAGAAACACTTCATCCGATAAGATTGCTCCTGATTGGGAACGTTGTCGGTTTCATACTTGTAATTGTTGGTTGGATGTGGTGGAGAAATAAGAAGTATGACTGGCCGATTCCAAAAATAGTCACTCAACAAGAAGATGGAAGTACCGTTTAACTATCAGCTTTAAATTAGAGAAAATTCGCAAATGAATAAATATTTAAACGATGCTCGACACCATGCAAGAAAAATAGAACGTTACCACAAGTACGGTGGCGCAAATGGCTACAGCCAAGCCTGGCCTCATTGGGATAATTTACTAAAGATACTTCGCACGCTTCGGTCAAAAAATGATACCAGTGCGGCACTGGATATTCAAGATATTATTGAACCGCTAAAGATTATGATGAAAGAAATGAAGGAGAGAAAAACAATTTCTGAATAGCCACGACGGCATAATAACAACAAGGCAGCTTCAGGCTGCCTTTTTTATTGAGTAATGCTTTCTGAAATATTCTTTTTTATAATCGGTGCGTTCTCTTTCGTAACATATCTGGCACATACCTGAACAATAATAAGGCAAGGTGCGGTTAAACTTTCTCCCGCATTTTATACACTTGGTTAATCCTTGAAATTTCTTTCCTCTCGTTCTCATAACTAAATGGTACCACACTGCTATATCCTGTCAAGAGTTAAACAGACTACTATCAGTTGAATAGCAGTCTGTATAATTGTTGAAGGGGTGTTTAACCCCTTTCGCCTGCTCATATTGAAAACGAGTCAGCGCCGGTTTTATTTTTGTATTCCTGCGATATATTCTTTTCCTATGTTGATTAAGATTGACGCAAGGGCTACCACAATAGCGGTATAAGCTCCAAAATTGAGCTGTGTGAGGTTTTCTGCCAGATAAGTGAGCAAAGCTCCTCCCGCAGCAATTCCGGCTCCCTTAGCGATTTTTACTAAGGTAGTTTTGTCAAAACTAAACGCTTGTTGTTCCATATTAGTTATTTAAAAATTATTTTGGGCAATGAATTTGACAATTTAAGCAAACTGGTTCTATCTCTGGAGAGTTTTCTGATTCCTCTATTACAATAAGATTTCCCCAGCCTCCATTTTTAGTCCATCCTCTCCATTCATAAATTACCGTTCCATCGCAACTGGACTTAAAAGGCAATCCAAAATCAGTATTGCCTCCGCCCAGTCCATTCACGTCCACTCCAGGATGATAACCATATCCTATCCACTGAAGCCAATCATATCCGAAGTTTCCAACATCCACCTTGGTCCCGAACATCTTTTCAAAATCAATCCATCTCGGATCTTGGTAATACTTTTGAACTTTCTCTTTTGACCAGCCGGAGATGTAAGCTTTTAGTTGCTCTGGCGTCAGCCCTTCGGAAATTGAAAAATGAAGATGGGCGTAATAATGACCATTTCCATCTCCAATTGTTCCGATAGGGGTAGTGTACTTGACTACCTTGTCGCCTTTTTTAACTAGATTCCGGTCGCAATGTGCGAACAAGTGATTTTTTGACATACTTTTTAAAAAAATTATAAGCTTCTTGTTTTGTCTTGAAACCAGACAAGGAAGTTATCCCGTTGGAAAGTTGGTAGATTGGCTCGTAACCGTCCTTGGTGGGTCTTATTCGTTGGCAGTTAATTACGAGCGAAGTAGATTGATTCTTTTGTGTTCCAATCACGAGGGGGGAGGTCGTGCAGAAATTTGATGGTTGCTATCAGAGACCAAATGATCAAAGCGATTACTAAAATCACTTGGAGGGCAAACCATCGGAGGTTGCACATATTTTACTGTTAAAAATTATCCGAATACTAATACAAGGAACAAAATTTCCACCGTGTATATTATGGCACAGGTAACCATTCCTGCACAGAACCGCCAAGAATTAGCTACTTCTAACACTTCCCTTAAAAAGGGTTGCTTGCGGTGAAACGTATATCGGTCGCGACACTTTGGTAATGAATGATGCAGCCTTTTTTTATTTTTCATAAATTTATTAATTAGCGGTGGGAGGGAGAATCGTTGTTCTCCCTTAGAGGATTAAAGGAAGGCGTTTTGAAGGTCAACGAGGTCTTCTTGCGTAGGCAAGAACTCGTGTTGTGGGCAAACTTGAGGGTCTTCCACAATCCGCTGGGCGTTAAGATTAATTTGCCATTTATCCTCGTTGGTGAGAATGCACCATATTCCGTGCTTCTTCACTCGGTGGCAGATAGGACATACTCGGATTATGATTTTGCACATTTCTCGCCTCCTTTCTTTTTGGGTGGGGAGTTTAGAATGTATACTCCAGAAACGTCTTCAGGGCTTTTTTCAAAAAGAACCACAACTCCTTTATCCATAAGTAATACGTGCAAACTCTTTACTTTAACGGAGTTGGCGCGCTCATATTCCTTGCAATAATCAGTTATTTCCTTTCCCAAATGATATTCACCCCTATGTACTATGTAAAAAATCATACAAAGGATTAACATTAGAAAAAGTATTATCTTCATCTCCATAACACTGCCTCCTTTCTTTGAAAAGAACGTTATTTAAACTTCTTTAAAATAAATTGCTCCAGCGCCATTGCTATACGTTCTACTCCTTTGATACTGAGAATTGTTCCGAATCCTGAAATTGCGCCTACTGCCGCTTGGTAGTTTCCGATCAGCCAGCAAGCCAAAAGTCCGAACAAAGCTCCCGATGCCATCCCAACAACACACTGAACGGCGAAATCTTTCCAGGTAGTATGCCCGCAATTAAAAGTAGAAAGAGATTTGGCAAGTGCGGTTAAAAACGGTACCATTACAAGGATTAGCCATATATCTTTTGGTATTTGTTTTTCAGGCATTAAGATTGAGTTAGTGATTAACTTGACAGATTATAGAAAGATATTATGATGCAGATATGAATACATTTTTGTTAATCATTATTATCTGGCTGTTGTTCTTGATTGCAGGCAGAGTAAAAAATGAGTATTAGGCAACCGGCATCTATTTTAGGAAACCTTTAATCTTTAATTGTTGCGCAATGTCTTGCAGAGAATTCATAGGCTCAAGGTTTTTCTCAATAGAGGATAGAATCCCTTTGAGGTACTCAATATTTTTTTCTATTTTTTCCATAGCCTCGGGGTTAGGTGCACGCTTGAGTCTTGCTTCCATATTAGCAAGGGCTTTTTTCATTCCGCTATAAACATAATCGCGCATATATCCTTTTGCTTCTTCCCCAGATACCTCTTCTACAGAGAGACCAGCCTTTAATTTTCCATCCTTGGCCATATTAAACAGCTTGCTATTAGGTTTGAATTCTCCAAGTCTCTTGGAGAGTTTTTCAAAAGCATTTTTCACCAGTACATCGGCATCATTCGCTCGTTTTTGGAGTTGTCCTAAAGCGATTTCACCTGCTCCCTTTGCTATTTCTGATGGACTGGCGGTCATTAAGCCCTTAAGAATATTTCCCACACCAGAAATCTTGCTGAAGCTCTCAACTAATCCCTGGGGGTTTTGCCTTTCAAATATGATCAGGCGTTTCAAGACATCTTCTTCCACTTGTCTTAATGAACCATATTTCTTTTTAAGTCCTGCAAATTCGCCGGGGATATCAGACAAGACTTTATCAAGCTGTTCGCCGATTTTCTGAGTGATTAACTTCTTGGCGTTCTGTTCGGCGTTGCTTAAATTAAACTTTCCGAAAGCTCCTTTGAGTTCAGAATTGATGAATTGTTTTAATTTCTCAGCATCTTGAACTGATATTTCTTTTCCCTGTGAAACGAGACTTTCAGCCATTTTCTTTATTTTCTCGGCGGTAGATTTGCTGGTTCTAACCAGTTCGGGTGAAGAAGCCATTGATTTGAGTTCATCCGCAATTGACTGAAGATTAATCTTAGTGCCCTTACCTGCTCCCAGTTTGGATTCGATTTCTGACCAGACTTCCTTTCTTGATTCGTTTAGTTGTTCTGCGTATTCTTTGAGATTGGTGGGTTTGTAACCTCTCTTAACCAATTCTTCATTTGCGGAATTAAGTGTTTCCCTGATTAGCTTCTTGTTTCTGTCGACTGTTATTGATGGTTTGACAGCTTTAAAAATATTTTTACTGGCGTTTTCAACTCCAGTTTTCCCTAAAGTCCTGGCTCCAAGTTCAGCTACATCAGAAGTGATAGCTCCGGCTTCTTTTAAACCTTTTCCCGCCACTTTCAATCCTTTTACTGCTGGGATTGCGGTAACGATATTAAAAGCGGCCTCCATATCTTTGGCGACATTAGGATTGGATTTCTTAAACTCGTCCCACTTCTCTATTCCTCCCTGGAGCGCTAAAAGGGCTGTTTGTCCCGCCTCGGTCTGCATAAATTCGGTTGCGGTTTGTTTTATTTTTTCCTGAGTCTCTTTTGGTACTCCTGTCTTATAAGCAAGCTCCATAGCTCTGGTAGCTACGTCACCTATTGCACCAGCTACTTGCCCCACACCTTGAAAATCAGATTCTTGGCCTCTCAATATATTCTCAAAAATAGAACGGCCTTTTGATTGCTGAGCATTGTCCCAGGCGGTATTCCAAATGTTTTTTAGTCTTTCTCCGACATCTTTGCCTAATTCTGGAATAACTTGTTTTGTGGCGTCCAAAAGGCGAGAAATAATGCCTTCCTTGTCTTGATTTATTTGTTGTGAAGGTGGTTGTTCTGGCTGTTGGGCTGGTTGTGGTTGTTTGATTTGGGGCTGTTGAGGTGTTGACTGAAGCTGGTTTTGAATCTCATTCTGGTTTTGCTTGTTAGAAAACCCACTTATATCATAACCTGCTTGTCCAAGTGTTTCGGTTTGAGAAGCGTATTTTTCTTGAATGAGTTTCTTCACTTGGTCAACTTTAGCTTTAGCCACTTCTGGAGTATCTCCGATTTTTGGTAAAATCTTTTCATATTTCTTTTCATCTTCCAGCCTTAAGACCCCGCCTTCCAAATATTTTCCAACAATCTGTTTGGTAGCATTGATTTGAGATTGAATTGATTGAACATCGGTATCCCAAGGATTATATGATCTTAAGTTTCCGACAATCGGACTGAAGGCTTTTTTACCACTCACACTACCTATAGATGATTCAAGAGAAGAAATCATTTCTTGAGCTGCCTTGGAATCTCCGAGGTCTGCGGCGGTTGCTGATGATATAGCTGGTCCACCTGGATTTGTGTTATCCTGTTGTCCGCCATAATTAAACACTCCCATATCATCAAGAGATTTAAGGGAAGTGGCAGCAGTAGCGACATTGAATTTGCCACTTTTAAGAATAGCAGACATTATATCCTGCTTGGTCTTCTTCTTCTGAACTCCGTAAGATACTATTTGGTTTAAAAGTTCATCTTGTGTCATAGGGCTTTAGTTAAAGTTAATCTCCAAACAATGAGGCTATATCAATATTTCCTGAGGAATTTGCGTCATTTCTCTGATTTATTATGCTCCTTGTATTTTCCAGGCTTAGCTTCAATTGCTCCAATTGCAACGAGGCTACTTCATCAGCTTGTTTTTTTGCTTGCTTATTTGCTTTGGTCAATCTTTTTTCCAGTTCTTTTCTGCTTCCTTTGGTCGAAAGACCCATACTTCGCAAGGCATCTTTATAAGCATCTTTTTCGGCTTCTTTCTTTTGCTCTTTTTGATAATCTACCAATTTCTTTTCTATCTTATTAAACGAGTCGGTAAATCCAATCTTTGCTCCAGGATATTGAAGTTTCAGGCTTCTCACTAAGTCAATATTCTTCTCGGCAATTGCTACCCGATAATCTCGTTCAGTGGTAAGGGCGTTTAGTTTGTCCTGTTCCAGCGCGGCTTGATATTGAAGAGCTTCAATTTCAGGAGCGGCTAATGTTCTGGCTTGGCCTTGTTCTCCTCGGATCACTCCTAAATTAACTCGTCCACCCTCCATTAAGGCGGTAGATTTATTAAGGTCGTTTACTCTCGTCCGAGCGGCGGCTAAAGCGTTCTGGTAGGCTTGTTGTTGAGCGGTAAGTCCTAATTCATCGCTTATCTGTTTTCTGATTCCTAAAAGGTCATCAGGGGCGGGAGTGGTTTTCTTTACGGTGTTGGTAATGTTGGTTGCTGAAAGAACCTCGGCGGGATTCACTCCGTATTGGCTTAAAACTTGATTAGCCTCGGAGGTGGTCATCGGGGTATTTACAGCTGGGGCTACTTCTGCCGCTGTTGGAGCAAGTACGTTTGGTTGGGTTGTGTCGTAAATTGACATAGTCTTGACTGATTATTGATGTTGATTATAATTGAGATATAACTATTAAATTGGTTTATGAAAAATGCTGTCTATGGAACGATAATATTTGTGGTGGTGTTTTTTACAGCGGGTTTTTTGTTTCGGCAGTGGATGGATACTCGGATTTACACTTCCAAATTGTGTATGCACCCCGCTATGACAAGAGCTACCCTGGAGAATAAAGCTCCTATTGGTGTTTGTTATTGGCGGGTAGGGGATTCACGGTTGGTAGAGGAGCACTGGTTTAACTGCGAACAATATGAGGCAGGTGAAACCGTTGATTGGGAATATACTAATTATTCTTGTGATGATCTAGTTAAAACTTCCGTATCATTGCCATAACCATACCGGCTTCATCAGTAGTCTTATTTGCCATTGCTTGGGCAATAACGGTACCTCGGGGCGGTTCTCCTTGCGATTTATCCCAGCCTCTTGCATATCCAGCATAGCAACTGGTAACCAAAAACTGATTAACAGCCACTTTTCCTATAACTTTTATCGGTTCGGCTCCCAAAACAATTGGGAGTCCTTTTTCATCTGCTATTGCCATTACACAGGGACAACAATCTCTTACTACTTTTTTTAATCCGTTGATTCCCCAGCTTAAAACGTCTCCTTTTTCAAATTGAGTAAATTTATCAAACTTCTTCTTTTCTGATTTTTCGGTATTTAAATATAATTTGTAATTATCTTTTTCTTCTTTGCTTAACAAATTTATTTCATTATAAGCGCAACCAGAGATACTTCCACATCCTCCAAAAGAATTGTTAACGGTGATATCATCAACAACTATATCTTCAAAATTTCCAACAGACCATCGGCGACCAGAGGTTCCACATTTATATTGATTATCACCCGACGGAACAAAATCTCCCCCAACTACTACTTGCGAAGATTCGCCCTTTATATATCTACCACTGCTCCATTCCACAAGAGAATCCGTTGCAAGTTCTATATCCATACAACTTCTGGAACTCTCATAATTGAAAGTGATATATCCTGTCCCGCTTCTTCTAAAAACGATAGAATCAAGCGTATCAAGTGTTAATTTCGCACTGGCGTCATTATATATTGAACTCTGGACGGTGCTATCACTTAAAAGCTCTATTTTATTATTACTTCCATTTACCTTGATGCGGTATCCGCTGGAGGCGGTTTGGAGAATTGTTCCTGTTATTGTTCCTGCGGTAATTGAACCCAGGTCGGCGGCAATGGCAGATAACTGGGAAACACTTAATTTATTTGAGGTAATGGTATTGGCGGCTATCTCGTTTGCAGTAATAGTGCTGGCGGCGATATTATCAGCGGTGATCAGTTTGCTGACTCCTCCCTTTCCTCCAAATACTTGGAATTCAGCCAACTTTCCTACGGCGACATTTCCAGCCACCGCAATTAAAATCTTATTGGCTCCTACGGCAGTGGCGGCAGTGGTAGTGGTCTGCAAAACAGTTTCGGAAACGGCTTTGTCAAAATAGATGTAGGTAGTCGCTGACATATTGCCTGTGTTTCCTGCGACTATGCTAAAGGTCGTTCCGTCGGTCAGTTTGATTGTTCCTAAAGTCCAGGCGACAGTATCGTTGTCAGAAGCGGAAAAGGTTAAGTCTGAAGTCCAGCCTTGGATTGACAGCAAATTAGAAATAGCACTTACTTGCAATCCAAGATTGGTCAATATGTCATTTCCGCTGGCATCTTTGAATTTATAAGTGCCGTCGGTTTTTATGTAGGCTTTGGCATCGGTTAGGGTCCTGCCTCCAAACTTTGCCGCTTCGCTATCCAGTTGAATAATAGAACTTTCACCCGCTCCAAAAGTCGCTTGTGAGAAATGCTGAACAGAACCGATAACAGACGGAGTAGACTTTATAAATTCGTAGGGTTTCTCTTGCTCATCAAAAATAGACATTAGTCTTTCATTTTAATAATAAATCGGTCAGCTTCTTCAATCACTTCAATTACTTCATTGTCTTCTTTTAGGCGTTCAATATATTCCAGTCCTTTTTGGCGTTTTTGTTCGGCGGTTTCCTGGTCAATTCTTCCTCCGCTTTTTAATTTCCAAACTGCTACTCGCATAAGTTTATATTAAAGAAATTAAATCAATTGTTGGGCTTGATGTTGTCGAGGCTACGAGGGTAACTTTCGCTTGGGCGGAACTCTTTGAACAAATATCGCTATCGCTTTTATAACACCTTTCATCTTCATCGTCCTTGACTAACGTATGGTCGGCATAAGAGGCATTGTCCTTTGATATTTGAGCGGTAATTGATGTTCCTGTGGGGATTGAATCATAGCTGATAGAAAGGGTCTTAATTTTCCCCCTAGCTTGGGCGGTGGTGATTACAGCATTGGCTTTGTTGGTACTCTTTTTATCTATCCCATAAGTTGAACCGGAATTCCAGCCTGTGAATATCTGCGAACCGACGACGGCAATCGCTCCCGGCGTTGTTCCTTGTCCTGTAGAGTGTACATATTCGATAACTTGGACAATGGGAAGGGTAGCGTCTCCGTGTCCCAGCGAAAATATTCCACGGATAGTGTTGATCAAGGGAAGCCCGTTAATATTGGCTGAACCATAAGGATTTATTCCTGTGGTAACTACCGTATCGCCGTCTCTAAGCCTTTTAAAGAAAATAGCGCTTTCTCCGCTCCAGTAATAGATATTTCCTACCAGTCCAGCTTGAATATAAATTACATTATCACCTGGAATAAACATATTCACCCCAGGTTCTTCTATGTAATCTTCCGCCGGTCCCCAACTCGGAGAGTAAGTATCCCACCAAAATAGTCCCGCTTTGTTGTGGGCGTTTCCTACCCACGTTCCTATTAAAATTCCTGTTGCGGAAGGTGTAACGGCGGTAATTGAGTGTTGGCTTTGAAGATCAAGAGAATTGGCTTCAAATACTCCTGCCGAATTGACGGCGGCGACATAATTTTTGTTGGGAATGAACAAGGATTCGTTTTGTTCCTCCATTTTGATAACGTGGGTATTGGTATTGGTGAAAGTAGCCCAGTTGTCGTTTTGAGAACTCCAAGAGGCTTCGCTTGAGGCGTTGGCTTCTGCTATTCTTCCCAGTTTAGTTGCACTCGCATAGTAAAGGTACCCATTAAAATATCCTATTCCGAAATTGGCGCCATTAGTGTTAGTATGGACAAGGCTGACTACCCCTGCACTGGTGCATTTCCAAATCTTTCCGCTGGATGAGGTGGCGAAAAAGGTATCCCCGTTGGGCAGGGTTACTTCACTGCTGGGGAGATTATCAACTGTTGATGCTGATGTTTTTTCAAAGGCATAAGAGCCTGTAACTGAACCCGGCTCGCTGTGGACATCGCAATTAACCAGGGAATGAAAACCGCCCTTTATCTTTTTTGAAAGGGCAATGCCTTTATAGAAATTTCCAAATATTCCAATATCACTTTTTGCCATCTTCTTTCTTTTCTTCTTTTATCGGATTAGAAAAAACCTGTAGCATAATATCCACGGCTGGTTTGTTTGCCAGTCCTCCTTGCTTTAATGCTATATCAAGGAGCTGTTCAATTATTTTTAGATGTTCTTTGTTTAGTTCAAATTTTGGCATACTATGGTATGTTTATAATTATTTATAAGTCCTATTTCATTATGTTTTTTCTATGTTAGTCCAATTGGTAGCCGGTTTCGTTATTGAGTTGTAGGTTGTTGTAGGCTTTGCAGTCGATGTATAGTTGGTTGTTGGCTTGATTAGTTTTCTCCAATTGGCGGCGGTTCCATTTATCCATAGCTTTATGTTTTTACCAACTAGAGAAAATACTCCAGTTTCCGCTATTAGATTTCTTCCCTTGCTAAATAATGTATCTACGCCAGTTAAAGTAAACTCTCCCAATGAAGCAATCATTGTAATTGCTTTAGAAAATGCACTGTCTTTTCCTGTTAAAGTAAACTCCCCAACTATTGTTATTAAATTTAATGCCCTTGTAAAAATCGTATCTATTCCCGTAAGTGAAAACTCTCCAACGCTGGTTAAAATGTTTAATGTTTTTTTGAACGCAACATCTATTCCAGTCAAGGTAAATTCTCCGACAGTTGCCACTAATGAATAGCCTCTTTGTAAAATTGCATTTACTCCTGTCAGGGTGAATTCTCCCACAGCAACCGACATTGTAAGGGATTTTGATAAAATTGTTGCAATAGATGTTAGGGCAAATTCCCCAAGAACAGCATTCATAGTATATGATTGAGAGAATGCTTTTATATCATCGGCATATCCAGTTCCAGATGAAGTGGAAGTGTTTGAACCAATACAAACAGTTGTTGCTGCTGTAGATGTGGCTGTTCCCCAAAAAACCTTCCAATCTGAATACTTAGCACCATTGTCTATGGAAACCCTGTACTGGTCAGTAGCACAATCGAAATCAACTATGATGTCATACCAGGTGTTTGCAGAATAAGCTCCCAAATCAAATAAAGAAGCTCCGGTAAACATTGATATTTGCCCGTCATCTCTTAACTGAACAATACATAGATAATTAGAGGCATCTTTTAAGGCAAACCACGGGCCATTAGCATTATTAACAGTGCTTCTTAAAGAAATATGGACTCGTCCAGTGGCAACTCCTGTTATAGCGCGTGTGGCAAAGGCATCTAGGTTATTTGGCCAAGAAATTGCTTTTGAACCTTGTGCTACAACAGAAGTTTGAACATCAATACTGGTATTAGCTGACCAAGAATCCTGACCATTCAAATCGCCAGTAGTCAATCCATCAAAATTTTGAGTATAAGCCCAAGCCATTTAAGCAATCGTCAAAACGCCATTTGTACCATCAAAATTGATTGTGAATGTATCCGTGTCTGCTAAAGTAACTGCTGAACCATAATCGTAATAAGCTATTAACTTATCTCCAGTTGAACTATCATCATAAAGATAGATATACCGGAACGGCCCAACTGCTCCTGAAGCTGTTAAAACTAAATCATCAATAACCAGTTTATAAGTTCCGCTTGTTTGCGATGAAGCAGAAACCGTACAGACCCTTGACGATAAATTGTCATAATTGATTTGTGTTAGGTCTGCCAACTCGTCCCATTCGGCTGTATGTGCGGTATTAGTTAATGCTATTGTTAGACCTGCACCGCTTAGGTCAATCTTTTTTTCAGCTAAGTTTTCAACAAAGCTGTTGATTTTGGTGAAACTTGCGATATGTTTGTTATCTGCCTATTTGTTTATAACAGATAGGTTAGACGTTAATTAAATTATTAAAATGTTTCTCTTATTGGGTTAATTTTCATTACCTGGGGAAATTTATCTCTGTACCACGTTCTGAAATTCTCCAACTTTTCGTCATATTCGTTTTTCACTAACTGATTGTACTTGTCTGGGTTTCTCATAAAGTATCTTAGGGCTGTTCCCAATGGCACTAAGTCTTGAAGGTTGGTTTCAAATACCGGGGAATCAGAAGCGGTTAATACGGCTTGTCTGGCAATGTATTCGACGTGAAGCCCGTTTGTTACGGTTGTATCAGGCGTAGGCCGGATAAACATTGAATTTCTGAACAGCCTGAACTTGGGATCTGCTTCCTCAAAATTTTCCGAAGAATCCACAAACTCGCTCGCTGTGTTTTCCTTAACGTCATAGATAGTGACAGGCAATGAGTCTTCGTCATACTTGACCTCTACTCTTTTCAACACAAGGCAATCAGACGGCAAAGCGTATTCTCCGTTGTATCCGTTATCTCCTGCGACAAGTCCAGTTTCAGTCTTGAAATCAGTATAGGCTTGGCTTCCTTGCTCGTTCAGTTGCCCTGAAGCCTCCACCATTTCCAAAACCAACCCGTCATAGACAGTATTGGCTTCTCGGTCCAAATCAGTATCAGAAAAGGTGGTGGTGTCTGTTTTGGTTAGGTATCGGGTAGAGGTTCTTATAGCTGATAAAATCATCTTTTTAGATAAAAATATTAGTCCTCAACGGCTACAAGAGCGGAATGTGTTCCGTCTGTTGTCTCTGTAACAGTCACTTTGATAGCTTTTAAGGAATTTACTGCTAAATCTACTGCGGCTATTTTGCTTCCATTGGCGGATAAGGTAACCGAAGCAGTCCTGGTATAATCTTGGGCATTTGTGTTTGTTAAATCCTCAATCATTGAGTTGAGGGTGACAAAAGTAACGCCGTCAACAGAACCATCCACGGAAAAAGCTGAACTTCCTGATGAATGATCAGCTCTCGTCAAAAGCAAGGTTATCTTTTTAGCTCCCTCTGTAGGGATAACTGAGGAAGTTGTTGTTGCGGTTACCGCGTCAAGAGCTTTGTAATATTTGACCATATTATTTTATTTTACCGTTAATTTTATTAGAGAAACCTTGAGCGAGTTCTCCTGCATTTTCTCCGTGAATTTCAACAGAGTAGGTGCGGATAAAATCGCCTTGGGCGTTATAGACGCTGAATTCTGTTTTGGCTTCTTTTGGAGCCTCGACTTTTGGCTCCTCAATTTTTTCTTCGATTGGTTTGATAACCTTTTTTCTTGGCATAGTTTTTAAATTAAATGCTTATGGCAATCCCGTGTTTCTCGGAATTGCAAATAAATATTTAATTTTAATTGTATGGTGTGACTACCAAGAAAGAAATCTTGAAAGTTCCATTGAACGCCTGTGAAGCGTGTTCGTTGGAAAACTTTATCACTACGGAACCATCAGCGGGAGTAACTGTATTGAGAATGGGAACGCCTTGGGTGTTAGTTCCGTTTCCCAATGAAGCCAAAACCACTGAGTTAGTTTTTATCTGATTGTTAGTGAGCGTTATCGTCACTACAGCCGCTGCAGCGGTTGTCTTTGATTCTGTGGTGATAACCCCGCTTTGGGCGTGAAGGGTAACGGCGTCACTTGAACAAGTTCCGGTTTTTTTATCCAGTAAACCAACTGGTCGGTTAAATACTTTCATTTATTTGTGCTTAATTAATTAGCAGTCTTAGTGGGGGCATTTCTGCTCCCACTAAGCTCTTACCAAAATAGACTAAAATCCGCTTGATTGGATTTTTACGTCTACAAGTCTTCTTACTCCATCGGCAAAGGTTTTGAGACCATAGACGATGTAGTTTACGCAGTCTTGTCCGATGTATCCCGTTCGGTCTTTCAGCATCAATTTAGGTGATTTTTGAACCACTAAATCAATTGGCTTTCCTTGTCCGAATAGGCAGTGCTGAATCTGAAGGGCAGGAGTCCAGACATCAGCCGCGGCGGTCAAAGTTTCAGATACCGCGACATATCCTTTACCTTCCGCTTTCAAGGTCATATAAGTAGCACCGTCAGTTGCGGTAATATCCTTAAGTTTGTTTTGGTTAGCAGTTGAAAGAGCCACAAAACCCGCGTCGGTAGCTTCAGCCACGGAGGTTCCAGGAACGTTGATAGCGGCGACAAGAATATCAAGAGTATGAGCCGCATCAGAAGCGATGTGGACATTTCCGGCAGTCGTTCCCAATGTAGCAACAAAAGTTAATGTTACTCCATTGATTGTAATGGTGTCCCCGTCAGTTGGGTTTGTTCCCATTAAGAGTTTTCCGCTCCAACCGGTCGCGTTGGATTTAATGAGATTGAATCCCATATATTTTCCAACTCTTCCGTTTTGTCCTACTTGGTCTCCTAAAGCTGATTCTCTTCCTTCCAGCTTGTCCAAAAGAGTTTCATAGAATTGAGGAGAAATAACTGCCCATCGTTCTTCATCCAAATCGTTATCAGCTACTTCCAGCTTTCTTCCCGCCTTGGAGAAAATAGAAGCGATGTTAGAAGTCGTGAGGGCAATTCCGTTTCCGTTTGTTCCGCCGAAATCAGAATCATCCACATCATAGGTGGCTTGGTCGTATTCGCCCAGAACATCGCCATCAATGCGGTTAGTTAGTTTCTTTCCGCATTCCCTCGCCATAAATTCGCGGGTTGGGTAATGCGACTGCCAGTGGTCAACATCTTTAATGTAGAAAGATGCTTCCTTTTCCTGATCAACTGTCAGGTATTCATCGGTTGATGTAATATCCTGTCTTGTGTAAGTTCCTTCCGAACCCACACTGTTAACTGTCACATCAGACATATAGGGTCTGTGTGCCTGCACTCCTTTTGAGAGGTCTTGCTCCAAACGATAGTTGGCTATGTTTGAATACACGTTTACTTTGGACACTTTGTCCTGGTAATCGCGAGACCACGCTTCTCTTAAAGAGGCAGTTAGTGTATTTGCCATTGTTTTTTTAGTTAGGAATTAAAAATCCTTAACTAAAGCGTGATTCTTCCCGGAGTATGAGATTTTTTGCGCTGATATTCTTGCCATCTCTTGTAGTCTTTATCAGACATTTTAACGATAGCGTTTCCTTGTTCTTCATCAGACATTTTATCTATCTTTTTGAAGTCAATCTCGCCTTCAATCTGGTTACTTGGGGTTTGAATCTTGCCTTTAGCTTTGTTTGCCTCGGATAAAGCTTGAGCCTTAGCGTGTAGCCATTCTTCACCTTTCCAGGCTTTAATGATTGATCCGCCGTATTTGGCGTCGGCTACAATTTTAAGGTCTTCTTTCACTAATTCAGCTTCGGGTTTGCTTTGGAGAAACAGCTCCGTTACATCGTCAGATGATTGGGTAGGTGTTTCTTTAGGTTCCTTCGGCTGTTCTTTAGTGGGTTCCTTTTTTTCTCGTCCTTTTTGGGAAAAGAATTTTGACACTCCTTTTTTTAGAGCATTGAATTCTTCTCTTGAAACGGGGACATCTTTTTTGGAATCGTCCTCGCTAAAAAAGTTTTCGAGTTCCGAGTCCTCTGTTTCGTTTTCCTCTGGCGGTGTAGTCTTCTTGACTTCCTCCTGGGGAGTAAGTACTTCTTCGGGCATAGCTTTGTTGTTAAGGTGCAATAGCTGTCTCTTAAATAAGGCAGTCCTATTACTGAGCCTCTTAACGGACTTGAACCGCTAACCAGCTGTTTACAAAACAGTCGCTCTTCCATTGAGCTAAAGAGGCTTATTCTAATTCTTCTTTGAGTTCTTCGAGGGGCTTTGAGGCCATCAGAGAAGCAATTCCCAACGTTCCCAGTTCTCCAATCACATCTGCTTTTATTTTTCCGAAATTCTTGGCGAGTATTCTTGTGTCGGTTACTTCTTTAATCTTTTCGTCTATTGATTTGATGATGTAGGGATAAGCAGGGGACAATTTAAATTCTTTCATCGCCTCTTCATAGGCTTTCTGTTCCTCCTTCTCTATTTCTTCTTGGGTTTTTTCTTTAGCGGCTTGTTTTTTGTCTTCTTTGTAGGCGTCCATAAGCGGTTTTTAACTTTAAAAATTGCACTCTTTATTAACCTTAATGCTACGCTGTGTTTCTCGTTCTTACCCAGAGCGAACGTAGAAGATGTCTTGCTTTCGTCGTCAATTATAATGACAACCAGGTCAGTCTTTTTTTGAGGTGTATCTGGGATGTCTATAGTATATCTCATACCATTGTTGTATTAGGTTGATTAACTGGTTGCGGTTGCATTTGCTGCATCTGTTGCAATGCTAAGGCTTGAGCTTGTTTTTCCTGTTCGGTTTTTTTAAATCGTTTAGAGGATAGATTCATTAGATCAAGGATTTCTTCTTCCAGTCTTTCTGCCGATAATGATGAGGTGGGGTTAGCGATAGCTTCCTGTTTCAAAATTTGCAGTTCTCTAATTTTATTTATCCTGTCAAAAGATTCATTATTGACGTAAAACTCAATAAAGAAATCAGCGTCCTTTATAATATCATTCTTAACCTGGGCGAAGCGGACTCCTTGCATTTCCCGTCTTTTAATTTTGACCGCTTCTTTGACTCTTCCCATTTCTTCAGGCGGAAGGGCGGAACTTTGAGGTACAAATGTTCCGGCTTCTACCGCTTTGGGTATGGATTCATTAATAAGGTTTTCAATAAATGGTTCTTCCAGTTCTTCCAGTTCAATCTGATCGCCTTCAATCTTGGACCAATCCTCCAAAGTAATATCTTCCAGCATTGAGGCTAATTCAAATTTGGAGAAATATCTTTTCCAAAGCAGGGATTGAGCTTCAATAATTACATCATAAGTAGTCTTGGCTATATTCTGGTTGATAGCTGAAGTGGTAGCAGGCATATTGGCTGGCACTTCTTCACCGGTAGCGGTAACCGTGATTCCCAACTCCATTCTGGCCAGTTCCATAAACTTATCGGCACTGGCTAAGAATTCTCCGATTAAAGAACCAAAGTTTAATCTTTCCAGTCTTTCACCAGCCTTAATTCCCACTACTCCGCCGTATTGCAAAGCTTGCAGGGCTTCTTGGGTTAGTCCTTTGCCTTTAACGTCTCCTCGGGTATGAACAGAAATCCCTTTGTGGTTAATCTCGTCAAAGCGGATTTTATTGTTCATATTGCGCCGGTAAGCTTTTCCGATTGGTCTTAGAATTTCATAGACTCCCGCGCCTAACCATCTTCCTCTAAGGGTTATAAATCTGGCTTCTTCATAAGGATAAATAGGCTCTTCTTCTTCATTCTTTCCAATGTATCCTTGCTCTCTTAACTTCTTAAGGCGCGATTTGCTTCTTACTTTTTCTTTAAAAGGGCTGGCAAATCTGTCCAGTTCCAAATAAGGATTCCAGTCGTTATCCTGTTCGGGACTCATCAGGCTTCTATCAAGGTACTTTATGCAGCCTTTGGTGAATTTATCTTTTTTTTCAACTTTGAAATCATCCATTGTCCAATGCTCGTATACCGTGAATAGGTGCTTGTGTTCCTGCTTCATCTTCTCTTTCAAGGCTTCAATATCTGCCCAATTTTCTTTCCAGTCTTTTTTATTGGCTAAGACTTCATCCCAAGTAAGATAAGTTCTTTCCACCACTCCTCCCTTTTGAATATCTAAAATATGAGGTGGGCGGATAACATTTCTGAGATCCACTATCTCGGTCTTGTTCTCAACTTTCTTGATGATGACGTGTCCCTGGTCAATCAGTTCGTCTCGGACATCGTTAAATAGGGTTCCATAATCTTCAGTTTTTAATCGGTATCGGAATAATCCTCTAAGAAGCGGTGAGAGTTTGATCGTGAGTTCGTTCTCGGCGTGTATCTGAGCGTCTTTGGTATCAATATCGGTAGAGGCTTTTAGCCTGGTAGACATCACTCTTTCAGGGTCAAAGTATTCCTTTTCTACTCCGTCGGAAAATAGAGGGTCTTTGAACTTGGCGTTAATCGCCAGGTAATTGTCCTCAATAACATCAGTAAGGTTATAAGAAATGTCCTTGGTTATTTGGACTGTTCCGTCCTTATAAAGGGAAATATATTGTTGAATGTTCATTAGTATTTTTCATTATTGAAAGCGTATCCTTGCGCTTCGTATTCTTCATTGTCCATTTGGTCTTCCACTAAAGCGGTGTATCTGAACATATCGGCAGGGTGGGAAGTCCAATCGTGGACTGGTTTATCTTTATATTTTAAAAGTTTCTCGTCCCATTCTTTGCGGTATTGCCTTATAGCTTCAATAAACTGGTCAAGCTTCTCATTTACCCATAAACGAGAAAACATTATTCTGGCTTTTTCTATTCCATCCTCAATTGATAAGGAAGGCACTACCTCAAAATTTATTCCTAATTTCTCCGCTCCTTGTTTTCGGGTAAGACCGGTTGTCATTTCTTTCTCATTCAAATCAAAAGGGGCAAAATGTTTTCCGTAAACGTATTTTTTATCTTGGAGAGTCTTTATATAATGGGGAAATCCTTCGCCTGCGTTTTCGTAATAATCAATTAGGCAGGTCTTGGTACTGGTTCTTTGCCAAAATCCGATGCTCATTGAGTCGTCCATTCCTAAATCCCAGACTGTATGGACTTTCAAGCTCGGATCATAAGGAACAAAAGTAATTCTTCCTTCTCTCTTGGCTTGGTCCAGCATTGCTCCATAGTAAGCACCCTTGATAATCACATCGTCCCAGCTGCCTAATCTCCACGCTTCCCTTAATCCATCCGGCAATCCATTCAGGAAAGAAACATAGGTCGGGTCTTTTTCCATTAAATGCGGGTTGTCATCTATCTTGGCGGGAACGAATACTCGGCTTCGTCCTGTGACTTTATCCTTTGTTATAACTGGCTTGTTGGGTATTCCTTTGAGGTTAAATCGTTTCTTAATCCAGCTATGGCCGCGTCCGCCAGGGTTAGCCGTTAAGAATACTTGGGGTTTTAATTCTGGTATGATTGAACGGCAAGACGATATGAGTTTTAAATAACTTTCTTCGGTAGGTATCTGCTCTAATTCTTCTATTAAAATCTTTTGATATTCGTGTCCTTGATACTTTTCGTAGGCGTTTTCATCTTTTAAATGTCCCAGCCTTATCGTTCCGCCTTTGGGAAATCTAATCTCGTTCTGAATAAATACCGCGCCAGTGGGGAGATACATATTCCTCGCTCTATCAATCCAGTCGTGCAAATCATTGGCATTCTTTCTGATAACCAAACCCCTGTATCTGGGATGGTCTTTGTCATATAGCAACCAAGCTTGTCCTGCGTCTGTCTTTCCTCCTCCTCTGGCGCCGCCATAAAGTATTTCAAATTCATCTCTAACCAGTGCTTCCTGTTGTTTTGTTGTCGGCTCCCAATGGATTTGCATTTTTTTGTGGTAAAATTACTACTCCTAAGGGCTTTCCGTCTTCTCCTCCATCTAATCCGATGTTCTGTCTTGGTTTGCCGAATATGTGTTCAATAGTCATTTTTATGATGTCTGGTCTGGTCTCTCCTTCTAATTCCGCTTTAATTTTCTCTATAAGTTTTACTTCTTCTTCCTCGGTGAAATAATCCCTAAAGGTTTTCTTTCTAGGCTTTCCTGCGGGATTACCACTAAATCCTTTTTTAAAAGTTCCATCAGGATTTCTCCCTGATTCTTCCTGCAATTCAGGATTTGAAGTTATTGATTCTTCATTCATCTTTTTTTCTTCTTTTTGTTGTTACACATCAGAGATTTTTTAAATATTTATAAACTCCAATCCCCGCCCATAAAACTATCAGTAAATCAATGGCAATCAGTGAAAGGATAATAAATCTTATAATGGTCAT